ACTTACCCCACAGTCCTCAAAAACTGTTAATCCTTATTTATTCGGATTATGATGTTTGAATACCATTATTGATACTACTGAACGCTTCTACAAGCCATTCACCACCCCAAAACATTAAATTAACCCAATCGCCACGTTGTGCGGTTGTGTCTAAAATAACATTTGAGATTTGTGTACCTGCTGTAGAGTTAGCGGCATCGCCGCCAGCGTCTTTGTTTACACCACTTACAATTGCACTGCCTGCGGCAATGGTAATATCAGCAGTCGGGGTTTCTTCCCAGACTATGAATTTGTAATATGTACCATCTTGCCCTGTAGAGGCAGTAGGCAATGTTATGGAATAAGCACCATCAGCAGAGTCGCACATAAACACTTTACCACTATCATCTTCATCGAGTGTTCGTGCGGCACTTATGAATTCAACTTTCCTCTTTAATGCAAAAGAGGAACCACTATTTTCGTTTAAATAATCAGCTCTCATCGTTAACTCCCTTAACTAATTGCTTCAAAATTATACAACATATGAGACTCTGGTAGAGTAATCTCAAGACCGGCTTCGGTCAAGATCATATCTTTACGCAAATCTTCATCAGCTTGCTGTACGTTTGAAATAATGTGAGTGTCACGATTAAGCCCATTACCAACCAGAGGTCTGTAAGAAACCTTGCTCATATCAACTAAGCACATGAAAGCGTTAGCAAGTCCTCTAAATAGAGGCTCTTTAACAACGCCAATTGATCCATGAACAGTATCAACTTTCATGATACTATGTCCAAAAGAACCATTAACTTTTTCATGACTGATGCCGAGCTTATATGCTCCAGCATCAGTTGATAATTGAAGTGATCCATCAAGGAATCCACCTGATCCCATTTTATTAAACAGAGTGATCACAGGTAAACCTGCTAGAGCAAGCTTCTGAGATTCGCCGCCACGTGCCGGATCCATTAGAACTTCCATGTCACTTAGAAATAAATCATAAGTGAACTCTGCGGAAGCAACAGTCCTGCTATAGGGTGAACCAGAAGAATAAGACAGTGCACTATTGTCAGCTTTCGGTGCCGCGTTGGCCGTAATATGACCGACGATACCTTCAGAATATTGAATTCCGCTGATACGTGCTCTTTGTCCAAATAACATTGCTCTTTCAATGTCAACCTTATGTTCTCTCAGTTTTTGATTCCAGACTCGTTGCCATTCATTGGCATATCCTCTATAATTGGTAGCAATAGCTGTGTTTGTCAACTCAGCCGCTGTTTTGAAAATCTGGGTGTATCCAAAATCATCATCAAGACTATCTGACCAGACGTCGGGTGAACCGGTTCCTTCTTCAAAAGAAGTACCAACAACCTGACATTTATCATTGTCTGACATAATATTGTAACCAGAACCAAAACTAGAATTAGGGAGAGCTATAACTCGGCCAGTAAAGACCGTTTCACTTCCCTGATCAGCCGGAGCAGAATCAATCCTGACAGAGGCGTATGAAACACCTGCTGTAGAATCAAGGGTCTGCACAGCAAACACCATACCTTTTACAAGATAATCAACCGAACCACTGCTTCCATTAGGGGTATCAACCGTAAACTGGTAAGAACTACCAGCACTTACAGCTGAACCGCCATTAACATCGGCAGATAATAGGAATGTCCTACTTGTCCAATCAATCCGTGACCTGTTTTCCAGAAACCGGAATACAGGATCGTTCGTTGGTGCTTTCGCTACTTTATTTAGATATACAAAGAACGGTGACTCTTCTGGAGATAATTCAGCAACACGATCACCAAAGTCGTACAACCGCCTTTGATCTGGGGCCGTTCCGACGTCAGCCGACGTTGCCGCCGCAGTAATCGAGCTACTCTTTAGAGTTCCGCTAGTAATAGCCATTTTCTATCTCCGTGAGTTATTTGTTATCAAAATACCGTTTTATCCCCCACGCCCATTACACTATCCCAGACTTTATCAACATCTGATTTTGTCTGAGGTGGTGCACCTTGTATAGCGCCGGGGCTACGCGGAGCATTCTTCGCGGCGGTTACTGCCTGTGCTGTATCACTTACCATGCCGCCTTTATTGACGTCACGGTATAGTTTTACAAGATTAGGCAAACCTACCTGTTCCTTCGGCTGTGTAACAAACTGCATAAAATTATTTACATCATCATCTGAGAATTTGTATGTATTACGTAATTCATTAACCGTGTTGTTGTAGGTCATTTTTTCCGCCATTTGACGCTCCTGCCTTTGCAATGCCTGACCCACAACCTGATTCGTAAGGTCTAATTCCTGATTCTTACGAAATTCATATGATTGTGAACCCGGCTTGTAGTAGGCTTCCCAAGGGTTAAAATCCTCTTCCGGCAGTGCTGGTTCAGATGCTTTTTGCTTTGCTTGCGATCCATTGATGTTGTTCTGCAATAGATCAACTAGGTCTGGGCGAGATTCCAGTAATTGCCCTAACGGTTCAAGCTGTTTCAGCTTACCGTTCTCAGCATAAGTTCGATCATACATTGATTGAAACTTCTTTGCCTCACCTTCCCAATCTATTGCTTGCTCAACAACCTCTTCAGCCTGCATAGCTTCACCATCTGCTTCATTTACAACCTGATCTATAATATCAGCTTGTCCTTCTTCACCACTGACGAATTCGGTAGTGGCCTCTGTCTGTGTAGTGTCCATTATT